CATAAAGAGCTGATGACCGTAGTTCCTGTTTCTACACGCCTCTTTATCACCCGACTGTATTCTTCCGCAGTCATGCGTCTTTTAAACTCAGCTCGGGGTTTGGTTTCCCCACACTTTGCACAAGTTATGTGCTCTTGCTTTTCTAGTTTCTTCATACAATTTTCTCCCATCTCGGACAGTTTGCTCTCGCAAACAACCCACTTTCGGACAGTTTGCTCTCGCAAACAACCCACTCTCGGACAGGTTTCTGTCCCGACTACCCAAAAAAGTAGACTAATGTCCACTTGGCAAACCTATGTTGTCCACAGTAGTTGTCTACCTGTTTCCCCATATAGAATAAGCCTTGCCACTATTCTGACACAGATGTATACAGAATTCCAGCAATTTAAAGACTAAGAAAGGACTAGGCTTTTTTATACATTCCCACTTTATTACCCTTTTATATATATATATGCTATATTCTCTATTTATATATATAAGTGTACTGGGAATGTGGTATGTGCTTATTCCTATTGGGGTTGCGGGTGTCAACTATGTGTCCACTTGCAAATTAAAGTGGACTATTGTCAACTTGCCTATTTTTTAGGCACTCGTAGATAATTGGGATAGAAACCTATCCGAAACAGCCTTGCATTACAGCCAAATCATCTCAGAACGAGCTAACTCATCTGAGGTAGTGATCACCCAGCTTGAGTTCTTGCCGTCCCTCTGAACGAGTTTACGCCATGCGTTGGTAGCTACCTTGAGTGAGGTGAAAGCGTGGGGTTTCTTGCCCTTGAGTTTGAACTCCCCGACTTCGCCATTTACCTTACGGCATACCACGAACACATTACTTCTATTGCCTTGTGTCCCCTCCTTCATGACTTGCATGAGGGCTTTGCTTGGGGTTAGTTTGATGGTTTTCATACATTACTCCTTATTTAAGTGGGTTTGTGTTGATTACATCTAGGACTTCAACGACTGACATCTTTAGTTCTCTTGCGATAGCCAAAGGGTGTGAGCCTTTTTGATACAGCCACAGTATTTCAATGGCTCGGTTTTTGAATATGCTCATTCAAATTTCTCCTGCTTGTAGACATTGAGATCAAACCCGCGGAACGCCTCGCCCATTGTGATGGGCTTAGGCTCGGGCTTGGGTTTAACTTCGGATAGAATCCTATCCCGCCTACCTTTGGCTTGGTGCTTGAGTAGGCTTGCTTGTTGCTTTGATAACATGATTACCTCCTTTGGTTTGACATAAAATGAAACAGCAGTAAAGCCTCGCTTACTTGATGATCCGTAGAAACTTGGCTTGTTCCGCTTTACTCAACTGCTCGAACAACTCCACGACCTGATCAACTGTGACCTTGACTTGCTTGGACACACCTGATGGAACGGGTCTCACAATGTGATAACTAAACTTTGAATTAGCTCTCATGTAAGCCTTCTGTTGATCGTCTGTCCTCTTGGTCTTGGTCAGGGATAGAATCCTATCCGCCTCCTTGCTTGACACTCCAAGATTGCCCATGAGGTAGTTCACTCTCCACTCCCTTGCATAGTCAGCCTTGTCCTTCTTGTCCGACTTGAGGTAATCCTTATGCCATATCACCGACTCCTCAAGGGTCAAGCGGTCTTGCTGTCCAATACCAAAAGCGAATTGGTCGTATGTGATTACCTCACCTGTCTTAGCCTTGAGGTATGTTCCTTTTACTAATGTTGCCATGATGTTTAACTCCTAATAAAAAAGCCAAGCGAATCGGCTTGGCAACGAATGGATAGGTTTCTATCCATGTAAACAGTATAGCTTTAGGGTCTATTCCCCCCTTCGTCAAGCCTATATTGCAACCCCACTAGGGGGGTATCCGACCTATTTAGGGTGATGGTGGCATGGTCACTAGATCACTATTCCTTAGCCACAAAACAAAAAAATGTCAAATTTTGTAAAAAATTTCAACAACTCATGTCAAACTTTATACACACCCCCACAATAAAAAAACCCCGGACGTTTTAAGCCCGGGGTTCAAGTACTAATCAATCACGCACGACCCAAACGAAGGAGGAAAAGCCGCACGCAAAAGAATCATATCACAAAATAAAAAAAGAGTGTATACTCACAACCATTCGCCCCACCCCAGCGCAACCCAGGAGGTATTAGTTTGCTTTTAGAGCATTTGGTTTCAGCACAAGCTGCTGACTATGTACCAGATATAGAATCTGGTGAGGGCGGGTTTACCCCAATAGAAGAATTAAACGCGCCCCAAACTCTTGGCGCCCAAAAGCAAACCGTGGATTGGCTAAACCAATTTGTCGATGAAGACGAAGAAGCCGAGATCCTATCTAACGCTCAAGAACAACAAGTGGCCAACGCATTTGCGGCCCTAACTACCAACTCCCCCGACGCAAAAAACCAGTTACTTAACCTGCAAGTCCCAGAAGAAATCGTAAATGCTGTGGCTATGGTCAGCGGATACCAGTGGGAGTTTGTAAAGCAAGCTAATGAGCTACGCTCTATGAGTGTGGCAAAGATAGTTAAAGAAACAGAGCATCCGGATGCCCGGATACGGCTTAAGGCGTTAGAGTTACTTGGAAAAGTCACGGAAGTGGCACTGTTTACAGACCGGGTTGAGGTTAAAAACACCGATGTATCTGACGAAGAGCTAGAAAAACGCATACGTGAGAAGCTAAGCAAGTACATGGGCAAGGTAGATGTCGTAGAAGTTGATGATATTGAGGTAGTCGAGAAGGTTGTTGCAGAAAAACCACAGTTTGACGACGAATGATTATTGATACATTGACCCCAGAAGAAGCTTTAGCCGCGCAGTTGGCGCTAAAGGACATGACAACTGAGGAAAAACTGTTGTTTTTGCAGGATTTAGAGGAGCGCGAGCACCGTAACCACCTGCATAGAGCCCAAAACCAGCCTTTGGAGTTTGCAAAAGCGGTATATCCAGGGTTTAAGATAGGGCCCCAGCACCGCAAGCTAGCTAAAATTTTCCAGGACGTGGTGGAAGGCAAGAAAAAACGCGTAATTATTAACATTGCACCAAGGATGGGCAAGTCTGAGTTCAGTTCTTACTTGTTTCCTGCATACTTCTTAGGTCAGTACCCCGAAAAGAAAATCATTATGGCCACGCATACTGCTGGTTTGTCGGAGGACTTTGGACGGAGAGTGAGGAATTTAATTGATTCGGATGAATACAAAGCGGTGTTCCCCAATACAGTCGTTGCTGACGACCAAAAAGCAGCGGGAAAATGGTCTACTAGCGCTGGGGGTCAGTACTATGCTGCTGGTGTTGGGGGCGCTCTCGCCGGTAGGGGCGCTGATCTTTTTGTTATTGACGACCCTCATTCTGAACAGGATATGAAGGCAAACTCAAGGCTAGCATTTGATAGTGCTTGGTCTTGGTTTCAAACTGGTCCGCTACAACGTTTAATGCCGGGGGGTGCGATCATAGTAATTATGACTCGCTGGTCTTTGCTCGATCTTACTGGGCGGATTGTCGACTACAACATAAAAAACCCACACACGACCCCATGGGAGATAGTTGAACTCCCGGCTATCCTCAACGAAGATACAGAAAAAGAGAAGTCACTCTGGCCAGAGCAGTGGCCGCTAGAAACATTAAAGGCTACTAAGGCAGTACTAGATCCACGGTATTGGAACGCTCAGTATATGCAGAACCCGACTAGCGATATGAGCGCTATTATCGGGCGAAAAGACTGGCAGATTTGGGAAGACGAGAATCCCCCGCAGGTTGAGTACGTCATACAGTCTTGGGATACGGCGTTTGAAACAAAGACTTCTGCCGACTATTCGGCATGTACAACCTGGGGAGTTTGGTACAACGAGGAGGACAATATGTCCCCCAACATCATCTTACTTGATGCGTTTAAAGACCGGATGGCGTTCCCAGAACTTAAGCAAACCGCCCTAAAACACTACAAGGAGTGGGAGCCTGACGCGTTCATAGTGGAGAAAAAAGCCGCTGGAGCACCGCTGATTCAAGAACTGCGGATGCTAGGTATTCCCGTAGAAGAGTTCAGTCCGTCGCGTGGAAACGATAAGATGGTGCGTTTGAATGCTGTGGCGGATCTGTTTACTAGCGGTAAAGTATGGGCACCCGATAGGCGGTGGGCTAGGGACGTGATAGAAGAAGTAGCGTCATTCCCAGTTGGCGAGCACGATGACTTTGTGGATACGACAACCCAGGCCTTGATGCGCTATCGCAGAGGCGGATTTATTAGTTTGGACTCGGATGAAAAAGATGACATGATGTACAAGTACAGACGAAAGGCTGCGTACTACTGATGTTTAAAAACCTGTACTGGCGGTTTGAAAAAGCCATAAGCCCCGAGTTTTGTAACCTGGTCTTGAAAGAAACAGACTGGGATACGGCTGTTACTGCTGGCGTTGGTGCAGGTATGGACCCCACTAAGCCCTCATCAGTTAAAGATACGATGCGCAAAACTGATATAGTGTGGGTACCACTGGAGACTCCAATCGCTTGCGTAGCCCAAACCTATATAAATTATGCTAATGGCTTAGCCGCATGGAACTTTTCAGTGGCCTTTATTGAGCAGATGCAAATTGGTAAGTATGGGCAAGATGGTCACTATGATTGGCACTATGATGTGTTTCACCCAGACCAAAACAATTTGCAGCGCAAGCTAAGTATTAGTATTTTATTAAACGACCCTTTAGAATATGAGGGCGGTGAATTACAATTAGAGGGTGTAGAAGACGCTAACTTACTAAAAAGTCAAGGCGATATAGTTGTTTTTCCGTCTTTTATTAAACATAGAGTCGCTCCAGTTGTTAGCGGCGTTAGATATTCAGCAGTCACTTGGGCCCTTGGCCCGGCTTTTAAATAGGAAATAGATATGCCAGTAGATAAGGGTTTATACCAAGCACCCAAGGGACTAGAAGCCCTAACTCAAGATCAAGAACCAGACATTGAAATTGAAGTTGAAGATCCAGAAGCAATGCACATCCACACAGCTGGATTTGATCTTAACATTGAGAAAATGGATGAAGAAGACGGCAGCGAAGAGTTTAATCAAAACCTAGCTGAAGAAATGGATGGTGGCGCCCTTGAAAGTTTGGCTAGCGAACTATCTGGTGATATTGATAACGATATTAGTTCCCGCAAAGACTGGGAACAGATGTACAAAGACGGTATTACGTTGCTTGGTTTAAAGTTTGAAGAGCGCGTAGAACCATGGGACGGCG